AAGAAAGATGGTATGGATATGACATCTAATCAACGTACACCTTATATGCCAACACCTTTTAAGGGTATTGTAGAAAATTTTGGCGAGAAGCGTCATAAACCACCTCGTGATCCAAATGATGTTTCAAAAAGTATGTCAACTTTAAATAAGTTAACTAATCCAGTTCAACATTATGAAGGTGATATTCTTTTAAAAGCAATTAAAGATTATGAAGAACATACTCTTTCAGTATTGAAAGATGATCCTGAATTGCCAGATATCATGCGTATTTATACGCAAGAAGAGGCTATGGATGGGATCGGTAAATTTGGTTTAGGAGGTATTCCTAATAGTACTTCCGCTGGTTTCCCAATAATGAAATCTAAGAAACAATGTTTAAAGAAAGATCCTTTAGATGAATCGTTAGTTAAAGTTCCTCGAGAATTTGATGAACAATATGATATTCAATCCGAAGTTGATCGGACATTAAAATGTTGGAGTGAAGGATTAAGATCAGAAACCATATATAAAGCTAATAGCAAGGTTAATGAACTTCTTCCTATTATGAAAGCTAACACTAAAGTTAGGAAATTTTATGGTAGTTCTTTTGCCAATTTTGTTGCTTCTAGACGTGTATTAGCGGGTATTCCTCAAATAATGAGGAAACACTGGCGTACTACAGAATGCTTGGTAGGTATTAATGCTCAATCTCGTGAATGGAGTGAATTCCATGAATATTTAACCGAATATGGCACGAAGAATATGATTGCAGGAGATTTTGCAGGATTTGATACCCGCATGGCTGCTCAGATAACAGCAGCAGCTGCTAAAATCATGATTTCATGGTATAAATCAGCAGGATGTTCAGATGTAGATATTCGTTTAATCGAAGGTGCTTTATCTGATATTATTCATCCAAATATCTTGATTGATGGAGATCTATATAGATTTGCAAATGGTAATCCATCTGGGAATCTTATAACAGTACAACTCAATAGTATTTGCAATTCAATTATGATGCGATATGTTTATTATGCACAAATGCCTAAGATTAAAGAATCTTTTGCATCAAATGTAAGACTTGCCACTTATGGGGATGACAATGCCATGTCTGTAAAGAAGCATTGTAGCTGGTACACACATACATCATGTCAAAGTGAGTTTGCAAAATTAGATATTGAATATACAATGGCAGAGAAAGATGCTAAATCTCGTCCTTATATTCCTATTGACGAAATATCTTTTCTAAAAAGATCTTTTCGTTATCATGAAGAATTAAAGATAGTGGTTGCACCTATTGAAAGTGATTCCTCTTTCAAGAAACTTCATTGGGTTAAGAAACCTAGTGAATCACCTCTCTCATTTACTGAACAATTTGGAGCTCATACCGATACTATTCTTCGAGATCGTTATCTATATGGTCGAGAGATCTATAATGATTGTCTTGAAAAACTTAAGAATGTAGTGAGCAAGAATGATAATCTTTTAGGAGTAGTAAATTTTATTCCTTATGATATTATGACACAGATTCTTAAACCTGATTATGCACCCACGTATGTGAATAAACATATAAAGTTATTTTTAGATACGCAGGGCGAATCACATGAGGATGAATAATCATCTTCTTATCCTTGTCTTTTCTCCTCAATTGTAGACTTACCCTAAGGGGAACACAGAGAGGGCTTTGTACTGATTACGGTACACTATCTTTTGATCGGGAGAGTGTAACGCTTGCAGAGCAGTTTATAGATCAACAGGTAATACGGAATAATCGGCCTTATTATCTTATAAAAATCAAGGATTAAAAATACAAATACTGTTAATTACGAAAATTTAGATTATTTTACGCGGAAACAATATTATAAAATTTATATGTTTATAACACATACTTTTGTGTTTATAACAACCATTCTATCATTTCTAAGTGTTATAGCGACATGCATATCTCACTCAGGAATAATAGAAGACACACTATCAAAATTTGCAGCCATAAGATGTGGTGCTAAAGATTTAGTTGGTATGTCAAAACAACAATATTTAGATCGTTTATGTTGGATTAAGAACATAATACGATTTGATATTGCTGCATGGTCTAATAGACGATCATTTGAAAGGATAGTAAATACCATAGAAACACTAAAATTAGATGATTCTAATGGTAGGATACGAAGACAACCCTATTGTTTATTACTTACTGGTTTTCCAGGATGTGGTAAATCTAGTTTTGCTTTGCAAGTAGCTGTGGCTTGCTTGCGGGCAAAATATGGAATGGCTTTTCCTACAGATATCGTTACTCTGAATGAAACTGATGAATTTCAATCAGAATATAGATCATCACACAAAGTAGTTATATTTGATGACTTAGGTGCAGAGGTTATGCGTCCTACTAGTATTAACCCTTGGAGAAAAGTTATCGATTTTGTTAATAATATAAGGAAAACATCTTTAAATCCTAATGTAGAGATGAAAGGTGTGGTTTTTATTAATCCTGATATTGTCATCATAACTACAAATTTAGCATCACAAGGAGATTTTCAACTCAACCATTGGTGTGCAGCACCTAGTGCAATTTGGAGACGTTTAAAAAGAATTATATTTCTATTAAATGACTTCGAAAGGGCACGAGAATTTGTGCAGCAACCCTATGAAGTTGATGCTTTGAAAATTACTTATGATGCTCCAGTTAGGCTTGATACTAATACAGAGATAGTATCAAGAGATCAAATGATTGCTTCTATTGTGCAAGATTTTATTGATCATGATAAAAATCAAGAAGACTTTGTTTCTTCAGTTAATGATATTTTTGATGAAGTCAAAACAAAATCAAGTTTTAGAGCTTTCTTTGATGATATAATAAAACCTTACTGGCCCACTAAATATTCATTACCAAAAGAAATGGAAAAATTACTTCCATGGTATGAAAGGCTATATAGATATTTTTGTATTAAGATAGAAATACCTGTTTGTCAAACAAAGACTCAACGGACATCTGCAGCAGAAACTTTGCATAAAGAATTTGAAGGAGATGATCTTGATAAAATGTTTGAAGAACATATTACTATATATAAAAAGAGATATTATATGGCTAAAAATTTAGATTGGGATCATTATGAAAGTGTGCGTCGAGAATTTCTGAGAACTAATGATGCACAAGATATACAAACCATTTATAGACAAACCCCAGATATGGATAAATTTAGAGTCGCTACACCGGGCTCAGGAATTATCCGATTTAATTGTTCATTATTAGATTTGGAAATGTCACGCACCATGCGCGAAATGATTTGTGGATCTATTCTTAATATTGATTTCTCAAGTGTTACTTCGGAACATGATGAAGAAAATTCCATTAATACTAAGAGCGAGGAAGGGAATACCTCGGTTACACCAAAAATTCCCAAAATAATTATACATAGTGATATTATTCTAGAACCAGATGAATTTATGGATGAGTTTACTCATCATATAGATAGACCATTAGATCCAAATATGGCATCTGTAATAGATCTTATACCAACAGATTTACAATTGGTAGGATATGAGACTGATTTTCCAAATGGAACATCCGATCTTATATATAGATTTATTGGACAGAATATTAAATATTACTTGGTGTTCGAAATCAAAAGTTCGCAGAGATTAAGTATAGCTTCAAAACAAGCTAAAAAATATGCTCTCGCACTTTCGAATGGTAAAGGATCACGGAAACAGATATATTTTGCTTCTGTGAGTGTTAATACTACTAACGTAGATTGGGTTGTACCTAGTCCAGTTAAGAAGTATATTAAAGATAAAAATCGATTGATCCTTCTTTTAACCAAATTTCAGAACAAGTATAAAGGTCGTTGCGGTGCGACCGAACTTTCTACAGAAAGTTGAGCACGAACTCCCCTATATTATAGGGTTTCATGAGCTATCAAGCTAGTGAATAAGAGATGTTAATCTATTGAGTTCGCCTCAGTAGAAAGTTTACTCTTATTAACCAGCATGCTTATGAAATGGGCAAGTGCTAGTCTAACATAAGGAGA